AGAAGGTATTGGTCAGTTGCTGAACATTTAAAATGTCATTACTAAATTCCCTTGATAAGCTGCGCAAGAAAGCGCAGCTTAAAGAAGACCTCATCAACATTTTAGAAACTCCGCACGGGCAGCGGTTTTTTAAGGTGTTGCTACGTGAGTGTCATGTAACTAAACCAGTGTTTCACACAGAGGAGTCAAAACTTCGTGAGTGTGAAGGACGTAGGCGTTTAGCTATGAGCTTCTTAACTTTGCTGGGTCAGGATGATCCGCAAGAGCTTATCAATAGGCTCGAAATGGAAAACAAATAGAAATCAATATGAGTGAAGAAATTAATGAAGCAGCACCTGTTGCTGAAGAAGCACCAAGCGGTTTAGGTCTAGCACCCGAACCAGTAGCACAGGAATCGGCAGAGTCGGCTCCTTTTTCTGATGAAAACACATACTCGGAGTTTTATGACTCTCTTCCAGATGAGCTTAAACAACACGATTCTCTACGAAATACAAAGTCGTTGCATTCATTAGCAGATCAACTAATCAATGCGCAAAGTGCTTTGGGTACAAAACGATTGCAAGCTCCTCAAGAAGATTGGGGAGATGATGAGTGGTCTAGTTTTTATGACCAGATTCGACCAAAGGACGCAGAGTATTCAATCCCAGAAGAACTAAACATCGAAGGATTTGAGACAGCACCAGATCTCCCAGAGGAAGCAGCTCAAGAACTTGTTGATTTTGCAGGAGATATGGGTCTAAATCAACAGCAGTTTGATAAGCTTTATTCTAAGTACATGCAAATGGGTTTAGAGGGACAAGCTGAAATGGAAACAAATGCGCAGAAGCAAATTGATGAGTTGCGTACAGATGTCAAAGTTGATTGGGGCGACAAGTATGAGACTAATCTCAAACAAGCAAACCAAGCATATGAGGCACTGACATCTGAGATCCCAGAACTAAAGCAGTTAGTTGAGTCAGATCCAGTCATGGCAAACCACCCAGCGGTGCTTAAGTTGTTTCACCGTATTTCAGAAGTAGCTGGAGACACATTGCCGCTAGCAAACAACAACCCAGCTAGTGGTTTTACAAGTCAAAACATTCATGGTGTTAAGTCAGCGATCCAAGAGCTAGATGCAGACAACCAGTCGTTAATTATGTCAAACCCATCGGAGTTAAGCATGTCAGATCGAACTAAGCGTCAACAGGTTCTAGAAAAACGAGCTAACTTATACTCCACATTGTATCCGTCGTAACTTTTTACTTGACATCAGGTAAAACAGGGGTTATTCCAGTAGTATTGGGATAGCCCCTTTTTGGGGTCCGAATGCAGCTTTGGAAAGCCGTTGGTTTCGTAAAACTAGAAGAGTCCGAAAGGGTAGCTCATCGAAAAGCAAACTTCTAATTAAACCTAACCCAACTTATTACTATATATTATGGCATACGTACCACCTGCATACCAAGCTGATACTGGAACACCTCCAGGCGGCATCACAATCAACACAGCTTACGTTGAATCGTTCAAAGCTGGTTTCGAACAAGCGTTCCAACAAACTACATCTAAACTTCAGCCTTACTTTGAGCAGGAGTCCCAAAACGAAGAGTTCCAATACTTTGACCGTATTGGTGCAGCCGAGCCTATGGCTGAGGATGCTACTCGTTATGGTGACAACCCTAACTCCGACATCGTACATGATCGTCGCCGTATTGGTCTTCGTGACTACGAACTAGGTAAGTATATCGACGAGAAGGATCTCAAGCGTGTACTCACTGACCCAATGAATGCTTACACTCAAGCTTTGCTTTCCTCTGGTAAGCGTAAGATTGACGACATCATCATTGATAAGTTCTTCGGACCTGCCTTCACTGGCAAGAGCGGTGCAACTCAAGTTGACTTCGTAACAGCTCCTGCTGACATCGACAGCGGTCTTATTTCCGTTGGGGCTATCTCCGCAGGAAGCATCACAACTAATGGTAAGTATGCTGTTGTTGCTGGTGATAAAGAAGGATTCAGTATTGGTGAAAACTATGTATCTGCTGGCTCAGATGCTTCATCTGGTCTTACTCTTGATAAGCTTCGTGCGGCTCGCCACACAATGCTTCGTCTTGAGGCAATCACCCAAGATGACACCATCAACTGTTTCCTATCTGCGAAACAACTCGATGACCTGCTCCGTATTGATGAAGTGATCAACTCCGACTACTCGGTTCGTAAGAATCTTGCAGAAGGTAACGTCACAACATTCATGGGCTTCCGTTTCATCCAAACTGAGCGTCTTGCCGCTGATGATGATGGCAATCGTCGTGTTATTATCGCAACTCCTCGCTCGCTTAAGATGTCCACAGGCACTGCCCTTAAGGGTGATGTGTGGCGCGTCCCAGCTAAGAAAAACATTCCTTACTTGTACTTCAAGCTTTGTGCTGAAGCATCTCGTATGTGGGGTGAAGTTTCTGGCGAAATCCGTTGCGCTGAGTAATTCTGTTTGTAGCCCCTCCTGTAAATTCGGGGGGGGCTACTCCTTTTTTTATGGCTATTGAAACAAACAAGCTGGAAATACTAAACTCTGCCCTTCGAATGGCAGGTAGCTACCACATCAACTCAAATGATGAGGAGAGCACTACTTACGAGGTAGTTTCTCGTGCATATTCGCAAGCAATTACTGAATTGTTTGGCGATAATATATTTAATTACAACACAAAACGAGTAACACTCACTGGTGTTACATCTACAGTATTTAAGAACTTTACTTACGAGTATACGCTTCCTGTAGATTTTAATTTATTTCTCATTCTTGAGGACAACGAAGATTACTTGCTGTCTGACTATAGGTTTGCAAATGGCAATCTCTACTGCGCAACAGCAGAAGTTGCATTAACATATGCATACCTTCCAGATCTTGAAACATCTGCCGCAGGTCTTCCTCCATTCATTACTCGGCTACTTACCCTACACATGGCTCAGAACATGGTCATTGAGTTGTCTGGATCAGAAAACCGCCATGAGATATTGTTCCAACAGTATACTCTAGCTCTACGCCGAGCACGGATGTTACAGGGAAGACAAGGACCAGCACAGACATATATCAATGACGGTAACTCATCATTCATAGGCGCACACCAAAACTATGGCAAGGTATAGCAATGTTCAAACTGATTTCTCTGGTGGGCTAATAAGCGACTATATTCTTGGTCGGCTTGATATTAAGCGTGTAGCTAATTCAGCTAGAACGTTTAAAAACTTTTTTCCTAGTCTTCAAGGTCCTGCTGTTTATCGCACAGGATTTAAATATGTTAACGAACTTTCCGTCGCCAATGAAAAAAGTGTATCTATTGACCTAGTTGTAGCTACAGATAAAGTCTATAGGGTTGTATTTGGAAACCAAACAGTATCTGTTTATAACAACACAGGAGAGTTATTGGACACACTAGCGTCACCATACTCAAGTGCAGAATTAAATGACCTTCGTTTTAGTTCAGAAACAGATGCCCTGTATATCACACATGGTAGCTATTACCCAAAGAAGCTAAGCGCAGATATTGTTTTTGTCTCTACAACTCTCCAAGCTGATGACGATGGAGTTATTGACACTCTTATAAGTAGTGATCTTTTAACACTCAACGCAAACATTGAGATTCAAGGGGACACCAATTGGACTCTTGAAGACATGGACATCAAGGTTGAGCCATTTCTAGAAACAGATCAATCAGAAACAAAGTACTCAATTTCACAAAGCGAGCGGTATGTTAAAATTACCAGCACAGGACCAGACTTTGCAGCTATTGTTACTGCTGGATCACCTGCTTGGTTAGACTACTACGTCGAATATAACATTGGTGACGAAAAGTTTTTGGGGAAAGTTGTTGATGCAGCTACTAGCCCAAACTATACTCTAGAAGATCCATCATCCCAAGAGGTTTTTGTTTCTCCCGTAGATACGGTGCTGGACATTGAAGATGCGGGTGCTCAACTCTTTCTTTTAGATAACCACGAAACATCAACAGATTACGAAGTTAGCGCGTTGACCGCAACTGGGCTTTCTGATGGAGCATACTCACGAGTTATTGATGGGCAAACGCTACAATTCTCAGCCTTAGCGGATGTATTGACTGTTACCAGCAACATTGTTGTTTCTAGTGTGAATCAGCTGGCATCGTTCTTTGTTGGCACTGTGGTTGTCTCTGTTTCTTATGTAGCAACAGGAACAGCAGACACAGAGTCTATAGCTATCCTAGAGCAAGAAGGTGTAAAAGAAAATGAGATTGAACTACGCTCGGACACAACAATTTTCAACAGCGGACAAGTTGGTGCTTGGGTTCGTGTAGCAGATGACCGTAGATCTAATGAAATTGCCGTAGGTAACCTCAGAACAAATGTTCGTTGGGTTCAGATTTCGGAGCACGTAGGAACCGAGGATCACCCAGTCGAATTTTTTAGAGGAATCAATGCCTTTAATAACAACAGTTACCAATCTGGCTCTATCTATAAAACTCTTTCTACACAGGCAGAATATTTCTCCAAAGGACCAGATGTTAATGGAGCTATTGTAGTTGTTGTAGGTATTCAACAACCAGCTGGAAATAGAACAATTCCATTTAACACCAAATTGTCTACATCTAAAACTAGTAATGTAGCTGTAGGTGGTGCTTCCACCAGTGTTGTTGCCAACCTATCAACTGCAAAACAGTTTGATGTTTGCCAGTGTTTTAACACAAACAGGGTAGAACAAGGCACTAACCTTATAATTCCAGCAACCACAAGTCAGATTACAATCGATCCAATCGCAAATGATGTAACTGTATCTACTGACAGAACAGCTTTCGCTGCCGAAGATGTGGGTAGAAATATCAATGGTGAGCTACCTTCTGGAAATGTGTACCTAAAAATTGTTCGCTTTGTTGACCAAACACGAGTTATCGCTGAACTAAAAAATAAAGTTCCCCGNGATAAACGAACACTTGGTTTTGAAAACGAAGGAAGATTTGAGTCTGTTAAGCTAGGTGCTTGGTTTGTTGGNAACTACCCTAGAACAACTAGTAAGTATGAGCAACGCCGAATTTTCGGTGGTACATACNATGCTGGAAATGTTNTTTACTTTAGTCGATCTGATGATGACCAAAGCTTCCAGCCAACACAAGATGACGGCACAGTATTAGATACGGATGCTATTACATATAACATAGCAAACACAACAGCGTCTATTCGTTGGCTTAGTTCTGGACGAGACTTAGTTATTGGTACGAGTGGTGGAATCTACCGAGTTGTGCCAAACCAATACCAATCTAGTATTAGCCCTAAAACAATTCGAATTGAGCTTACAGAGGAAGAACCTTGTGAAGATCAAGCTGAGATTGTTGGCAGTTCTGTGTTCTACCCAGACCAATCAGGCACTCGATTGATGGAGTATAAATTTGATTTAAACATTCAGAACTCGTCGTCTAATGATGTGTCTAAGTTAATTTACCCAACTTTCTTAACTGATCCAATTGTACGAATAGCTTATCAACACACACCTCAACCAAGAATCTGGGTTTTAACTACTTCGGGTAAGTTATATTGCTTGTCACACCACAGACAGGAAGAGTTCTACGCATGGTCTCAGCAAGAGACAAATGGTGTAGTAAAAGATATATCTATTCTCCACAAAAGTTCAAACACAAACTTAGATCAGTTATGGATCATTGTTGAGCGAAATGATCGTTTATTTACTGAGTCTCTTTCGGAAACAGACCCTGTTCAATTAACAGAATATACTATGCTGGACAGTCATATTAGGATTGATGATCTATCATTCCTTCGTTCTAGGTTTAATAGACCAGATCCTCAATTTACTTATTTTAGACCTGACACAATTTCCGTATATTATACATTTCTTGACCAGCAGTTTATTTCTGTAAGCCCTAGATTTATTGCGGGTGATGTAGTTTCTGTTATACAGGACAATGTATATATAGGAGATCAAACAGTTGATAATGATGGTAATATTGTGATCAATGCTGCATCAACAACTAAGAAACTTATTATTGGATTGCGATATGCTGGAGAACTTAAAATGATGTTCCCGACATGGGATGGATCTAATAAACCAGCTTACGGTTCTGATAACGCACGAATTATATCTATTAAACCATTCTTGATTAACTCATTTAGTTACTCTGTTGGGGTTAAGGAAACATTTTCTCTAAACAGAGTAGCCAGCGGCTATGATGTAGGTGATGGATTTACAGGATTTGATCGGGAACAAGTGGTTGCTGGATCGCACTATGGTGTAGACAATGTACCAACAATTAGACACAACGAACCTTATCCCTTGACACTTGCGTCACTAACAACTAAAACGGATCTTAATTAAATGGCAGACCCAGTAACATGGATGGCAGTAATAAGCATGGTATCAACGGCAGCCTCTGGGGCAGTGTCTTATGTTGGTGCGCAAAGAAATGCAAAAGCTCAAGAGTATGCTGCTGACGCAGCAGAAGCACAGGGTAGGTATAACGCTACTATTGCATCTAACAATGCACAAGGGCGCGTAAATGACCTTGCTTTTCAAGAATCCCAGTTGGCTCTCGGTAAGAATACTGAGATGCAGAGAGCAGAGCGTGAGCGGATACTTATTAATCAGAAGATTAATACAGACCTTGCTAAAACAAAGAACATGTTTGCCACTCAAGGTGGTACGTTTGAGGATGTATTTAAATCAGAAG